GATTGATTCCGAAGCAAAAGCAGCATTCGTTAAACATACCGCAGGTCAAAACGATAAAGTTAATTCTAAATGCGAAAGACACGTGGAGCGCGCCGCAAATGCAAAAGAGCAACTTATTCCATCAGAGGGGGATTAGCAACGTTTATACAAAACGCAGTAGATTGTTTTCGCAACATTCTATTTATTTTATAATCATTTTAAATTATGTCGAAGATTTATACCACTGATAATTATCAACCTACAAAGAGTCTCTATCAAAAGCGCATGAAGTATCGCGCAGTTATGAAGTTTGAGGATTTTCCCGCAGTAACAGAATTTATAGCTGAAAAAAGATATTACGGCCGCATGTCCCCTCGGGGAGTTCCCGTTGTTCTTCGAAGCGAATCGCTATTGTCGAAGCTTCCAAATGGCGCCGACGCTACTAAGTCTTATAAAGCGATTGATTTTGTGGCGCAAATGTTTAATGAAATGGTAATACGGTTCACAAAAGCGCGCCAATCTGGTCAAATTAATGCAAATGATCGTTTTCTCTCAGATTTGCGTGTTTATCGAGCGTATGAATCTCCATTAGCAGCATATACAACTTATAGAAATTATTATGTTACAAGTGTGTCCGACACTTTAAGAGAAGAAGGCTCGGTTTATCATAACATGTCTGACTTTATGCCGTTGGCCATGAACATTCTCAATGTTATGGCACCTCAAATGCCCTTTACAATGCCTGGATTTATTAAAAGTCGATTTTCAAATATTATGCAAACCGGCCTGGCCATCGAGATTGCTGACTTAAGTTATGATAACGATCAGGACAAAATCACAGAGCTATTGACCAGTCCTAATTGGAAATTTTTTGCTAATATGTGTAATAGTTACGGCTTTATGATTGATATGAATATTCCATGGCGGATCGTGGCTGATCTTGAGTCTGATGCAATGAAAGATCTTGCTAATATGCAAGATCGCGGCTCCGGTCGCCAAATTATGTATACGTATTTTACGCCGGCAGTCGGAGCGTCAGTTCGTTCAATTCCATATGACTTGCTTGAATTGTATAATAGATCGCAAAATATCAATAGACGGATTGTCGAACAATGCCCAGATTCAGGCAAAATGATTGTTAAAAAACCCGTGCGCAAGAAAGAAACATTAGCCACCATTTTAGAGGATTATAATTTTGCAGGAATATTAGAGATATATTGTCACTTGCGTCTTTTGGAATGTTACCCTAAAATGGAACCCGCTGTAAAAAAGAGAATCATTAAAGAAGCAATAATTTTTGCATCGCCCCCTAATGGAGGAAAAACTACTGCTTTAGTATCATTTGAGCGATTTGTCGGAAAAACATTTGACAAGATCGGTTCATTCGAGTATTATATGAAAGTAAACAAGATAATAGCGCTGGAAGGTTTTGATAAAGGAGAGGTGGAGTCAATCACGCTCTCCAGCACAGAGACCACAGCAGGTGGAGGTGGCTATTGATATTTCAATCGCTTGACGATAAGTCAGAATGCATTGGAATTTACGCAGACGGCAAGCTGTCGTTTGAAGATTTTCCAGATAATCTCACAAAAACTTGGCGATATAGCGCATCGATTACAGACCCAGCAGTAGAGTATGCCTGGATACGTGCTGGAGGGCGCAATATTACCGATTGCTGCCCAGAAGATTTATGTAACGAACTTCAATCTACGATAAGAAAAATGAAGGCTTATTTGAAGTCTTTTAAGATCGCGAAAGTTAATATGGCCGATCACTGTGTCTTTGATTTGATTCCTCACGACTTTCTTGTGCAGTTCTGCGAGATCAAAAATAAAATCACCGAACATGTTTTTGAGACATACGACAAGCCCGATAATTATGAACACTTAGACGGTGTTTATAAGCTGCTCCATAAGATCCGCTACCAGAAGCTTAACCTTAATAGCGATGATTGCAAGCACCTGTTTTATTCTTCTATGAATCGCCAAAAGATTCAAGAGCTTATGAAGAACTTTAGACGGATTGACTACAATATGTTTGGAACAATCACAGGCCGCCTAACAACACATCCAGAATCTTTTCCAATACTTACCTTAAAGAAAGATTTGCGCCGTATAATCAAGCCTCACAACGACTTGATGATGAGCTTTGATTATAATGGCGCCGAGATACGCACGTTGTTGGATTTGTGCGGCCAGCATCAGCCCGATCACGATATCCACGAATGGAATATTCAGAATGTAATTAACGATTTAACAATGACGAGAGAAGAAGGAAAGCTCTATTTCTTTGCGTGGCTTTATAATCCAGAATCTAATGATATTGATTCGGATTACTATGACCGTGAAAAAGTGCTTGACAAACATTATAAAGACGGATATATTCATACACCGTACGGACGCAAAATTAAAGTGGAACAGAGAAAGGCATTGAATTATTTAATACAAAGCACGACCGCTGATCGCGTGCTAGAGAAAGCTGTATTGATTGATAAAATGTTAGAGGGTAAGAAATCATTTATCTCGCATATTGTTCATGATGAGATTGTAGTTGACTACTCTGATGAAGATCGCGATATGGTAATCGCCATGCGTGATGTTTTTGAGGATGGATACTTAGCAAATATGCGCGCCGGAAAAGACTATTATAACCTCAATGAGTTAAAATTATGATCTCGATTATTGGACTAGGCTCAGCGGCCTCTAAAATAGCGGAGAAATTTAAGCAAACTAAAAATTATAATGTATATGTGTTAAACAAAAGCATCGAACGCAGATCAAAATATAAATTTAAATTAAAAGAATATGATTCACCTGAAGAGTACGAAAGGTTTATTCCTAATGTTAATAAATTTTTTGAAAATATTGATGACCATGTACAAATTTTTATAATGGGCTCTTCATATAGTTCAAATTATTCGCTTGGGATTTTAGAACAAATTAAAGATAAGAAAATTGATATCTTTTACATAAGACCAGATTCTGAACTAATGACCGGAGTCCCCAAGTTGCTCGATAAGGCGATATTTGGTATTTTGCAAGAGTATGCGCGCTCCGGTCTATTCAACTCGTTTACTGCTATTTCAAATACGATGGTCGAAAAATGGATAGGTGATATACCAATTAAAACATATTACGATAAAATAAATGATTCTATTTTTTCCACTGTTCATTATATTAATTATTTTAATCATGCTGAGCCTGAAATTGGTATGGCTGCGAAGCCAATTGATATTAATAGGATTAGAAGCTATGGAATGGTGAATCCTGTTAATCTTGAAGAAAAATGGTTATATGAGCTTGACATGGAACGGGATATATGTTATTATTTATGTATCAATCAAGAGAGATTAGAAAATGAAGGAGGGTTGCATAAAAAAATAGTCGACATGCTAAAGGAAAAACCTCACAATGCTTTTCGACGTATTTCATATGCAATATACGAAACGGAACATCAAGATTTTGGGCTTTGCGTTGCCCACACTAACGCAATACAAAATTACACTTGACAGGCTAAGTTGAGTGTTCTACAATAGAAATCAAGGAAAGCTTGATTTACTTTACCCAACAAATAGGAGAAAATAAAATGGGAATCAATATGGAACTGATGCGGCAAAAGCTCGCATCCCTTCGCGGCGAAGGAAACAAGGATGCGTCTTCACCCTGGTTTAAGCCAGATGAGGGCGACACAGATATTCGGATCGTGCCGACAAATGATGGCGATCCACTAAAGGAAATGTTCTTCCACTATAATGTGGGCGAGCATCGCGGAGGTATCCTCTGCCCGAAGCGTAACTTCGGCGAGCACTGCCCCGTATGTGAATTTGCTTCTTCGCTCTGGCGTGAAGGAGTAGACAACAACGATGAGGAGAGCAAGAAGCTTGCGAAGTCACTCTTTGTGCGCACTCGCTATTTCTCGCCCGTTGTTATTCGTGGTCGCGAAGACGAGGGAATTAAGGTCTACGGCTACGGAAAGCAGGCTTATGAGCTACTTTTGGGATACATCTTGGATCCCGAATACGGAGACATCACTGATGTGAAGGAGGGTACGGACATTACCCTTACTTATACCAAGCCCAATAAGCCTGGAGCGTATCCCCAGACAAACCTAAAGATGCGTCGAAATACGTCCACCCTCCTGGCAGACAGCGAAGCGATCCCCGCCCTCCTCGATCGCATGCCTGACTTTGACAATCTCTTTGAGCGTCTTAGTCCATCCCAGGTCGACGCAATCCTCGATGAGCAGCTTTCGGGAAGTTCTTCCGCAGAAAGTCGCTCGTCTGAGACAGCCAAGTACGGCGCCACCAATGGTAAGAGTGATGTAGACCGTGCGCTTGATGAATTGATGACAGGCTAGTAATAAATAGGTAAGTCTAGTACCGATGGCAGAGCGGGGTAAAAATACTCTGCCAAATTTTCCAAAAGGAGGGATTATGAAGTACGTTGTACTAATCGCCGCATGCGCTCTAATGAGTGGCTGCGGAGACGCTGATGAAGACACTGGCGAAGACACTGCTGTCGTCGCCGAGTAAAACAAAAGCCGCTGGCAGACCGGTGAAAAGTCTGCCGCATTTTAAATTTGTAATGAGGTTGTAATAAATGGACTATGGAAGTTTAGAGAGAGATTTTCCATGTAGTAAATGTACTATTTGTTGTAGCAAAGATGCGGTTGAATTGTGGAATAAAAATGTTCCAATATGGAAAAAAACAAATCCAGCATTAGCAGAGCACGCAGAACCGCTTCCACAAGCAGACGACGGCAGCTGTATTCATTTAGATAGTTCCAGTGGGGAATGTAGAATATACAATCATCGCCCACTTCGATGTCGTAGTTGGCACGAATGGACTAACATGTTAAGCTTGGTGAGACTACCAACTCAGTATGCAGAGCCTCTCGCAGTATACACATGTAATCAGCTTATAACAAAGTATAATTATGATTCTAAATATTTGTTGGAGCCCATCGGCGATCAAAAGATGATAGCCGCATTAGCACAACGTTTTGTAAAGCGGCTTAGGAGCACATTTGAAAAGCCAAGACTACCACTGGGTGATATTTTTGAGCATTTTGAGAGAATGGGTATCCTCGCGCCACAAAAGTCACCCTTACCAAATGGAGATAAAGAAAAGTGACAAAGAAAACTAAAACTAAAGCTGGACGTGTCGCCTTGCACGATCTAATGAGCTTAGTAAACAAAAAGGCAGGCAGGAATGTCGCTCACGATTTAACTGGCGATAATCCCACACAAGTAAAGGAGTGGATTCCCACTGGCTCACGCTGGCTTGATTGCATCATTAGTAAGGGTCGCGTAGCAGGTATCCCTGTAGGTAAAGTTACAGAGATTGCTGGATTGGAAGCAACAGGCAAATCTTATATGGCTGCACAAATCGCAGCAAACGCCCAGAAACAAGGAAAATTGGTTGTATATTTTGATTCTGAATCAGCAATCGATCCTAGTTTTTTGGAGCAAGCAGGGTGTGATCTAGAGCGTCTAATGTACGTTCAAGCATCCTCTGTCGAGTTTGTCTTGGAGATGATTGAAGAGTTGCTTGGAGCAACTGATGATAAGTTAGTTTTTATCTGGGATTCGCTAGCGTTTACGCCCGCTGTATCTGATGTTGAGGGCGACTTCAATCCACAATCTTCAATGGCGATGAAGGCACGTATTCTCGCAAAGGGAATGTCGAAGCTGACGATCCCTATCGCCGACAAGCAGGCGACTTTTATCG